AAATGGGATAATTGTTTTAGTTATGGTGCAGGAAATGAAATTGACTTAGATGCAACAACTCTAACGCAAATAATTGGAACAAATGGTATGGGCAAGTCTTCAATACCTTTGATTATAGAAGAAGCCCTGTACAACAAAAACTCAAAAGGAGTTAAAAAAGCGGATATACCCAATCGTTATGTGAATGATGGGTATCATATCTATTTGTCTTTTAAAAAAGATGACTCTTTGTATGACATTACAGTAACCCGTAAGTCGTCTGTCAAGGTTGTGCTAAAGAAAGATGGAGAAGACATCTCTAGCCATACAGCTACAAATACTTACAAGTCTATCCAAGACATTCTTGGAGTGGACTTTAAAACATTCTCTCAGTTAGTATATCAGAATACAAATGCAAGTCTACAGTTTTTAACTGCTACCGATGCAAATAGAAAAAAGTTCTTAATTGATTTACTTAACTTAGAAAAATATGTAGAATTATTTGAGTTGTTCAAGGATTTGCATAGAGAAGTAGGTGTAGAAAGTAAAAGCACAGCAGCACAGTTAGACACCATAACAAAATGGTTAGAAACAAATAAATTGGAAGATACGAATATACTTCCAATGCAAAATATAGAAATTGATACATCTGAAGATGAAAAGACTTTACGTTATTTAACAATAGAACTTCAAAATATTTCAGAAAAAAATAAAAAAATTCTACAAAATAATCATTACCGAAAGATGCTACAGTCAGTAAATATTACAGAACTACAGAAGTCAGTAGCGCATGAGTTAGAAGACTACGATCCTTTAGTATCCGAGCATGGAGAGCAGAAAGGAGTCGCTGCGGGGTCAGAACGAGCCTTGAAAAAGATACAAGCTTTAGGCCAGAACTGCCCTACGTGTGAACAGGCAATTAGTTATAACTTTAAAGAGGCGATGATACAGAAAGAGAACGAAATTTTAGCAAAATCAAAGGAGAGATTAAATGAACTTAAAGAAAGAATTGAATCCCTTAAAGCTACGCACACAAAGTCTCTTGCCGCTGAAAAAGCTATCAGAGATTGGGAAAATCTGTATAACTTACATGACGATGCTTTACCACATACCCTCTTGGACAAGGACGAGCTGGAACGTAAGCTGGAAGTTGTTCAGAGTGTCCTTCGAGACAGAAAAGAAGATATATCTAGAATCTCGAAAGAAAACGAACGACGAACAAAAATAAATACACGCATACAAGTTATTCAAGAGCAGACAGATAGTTTTGAAAGTGACAGAAAGAAATATAAGTCAATTCTTGCCATATCATCAAAGAAAGAAGAAGGACTAGAAATACTGAAAAGAGCATTTAGTACAAACGGACTAATTGCATATAAAATAGAAACACTAGTAAAAGAGCTAGAAATATTAACGAATACTTATTTGGGAGAGTTATCTGATGGCAGATTTACTCTTAGTTTTATTGTCTCTAATGATAAACTTAACGTTCAAATTACTGATAATGGCATTATTGTTGACATTCTTGCTCTCAGTTCTGGTGAGCTTGCTAGAGTCAATACAGCAACTCTTATCGCGATTCGAAAACTAATGAGTAGTATATCAAAATCACGATTAAATATACTGTTCCTTGATGAAGTAATAAATGTATTAGACGATCAAGGAAGAGAGAAAATGGTAGAAGTATTACTTCAAGAAGAAGGTCTTAATACTTATATAGTTTCTCACGGATGGACTCATCCTTTACTGGAAAAAATAGAAGTTATTAAAGACGGAAATGTGAGCGCACTAGAATGAATAAAGATATATTAACAATACTTAGAAAAGAAACAGAAAGACAGCAAGATACAATAGAGCTTATCGCAAGCGAAAACTTTGCCAGTGATGCTGTTCGTGAGCTTTGTGGTAGTGTCTTTACAAATAAATATGCAGAAGGCTATCCCGGCAAGAGATACTATAATGGTTGTGGGTATATGGACGAAATAGAAACTCTTGCGATAGAAGAAGTGAAAAAGCTATATGGATGCAAGTTTGCAAATGTACAACCTCACAGCGGAGTCAATGCAAACTCAGCAGTCTATCAAGCACTAATGCAGCCAGGAGATACAATTCTTGGCATGGATCTTGCAAGTGGTGGACACCTTAGTCATGGAGCGCCTCCCACGCATAGCGGAAAGTATTACAAAGCATATACTTACGGAGTAAACGACAGAGGTTGGATTGATTATGGCCAAGTACGAATGCTTGCCAAAAGACATAATCCTGAAGTTATTGTTGCAGGAGCAAGTGCGTATCCAAGAGAAATTGAGTGGTCTACATTCAGAGATATTGCAGAAGAAGTAAACGCATATCTTGTGTGCGATATGGCACACTACAGCGGACTTATTGCTGGAGGACAGTACCCCAGTCCTTTACCCTATGCTCATGCGGTAACAAGTACAACACATAAGACACTTCGTGGTCCTCGTGGTGGCATGATACTTTGGAATAATCCTGCGCTAACAAAGAAAATAAATGGTGCAATATTTCCAGGAACACAAGGCGGCCCTCTTATGAATATTATTGCTGCAAAAGCACAATGCTTTGTAGAAGCAAATACTCAAGAGTTTCGTGACTATATTACAGCAGTAAAAAACAGTGCTAAATTACTTGCCGAAGCGCTTTTTTTCGGCGGCTACAGTATTGCTACCGGAGGAACAGACAGTCATATTGTTCTTGTAGATTTAAGTAACAAAAAAATTAGCGGACGAGAAGCCGCAGATTTATTAGAAAAGCATGGAATTACTGTAAACAAAAACGGAGTACCGAATGATCCACGAAGTTTTGTTGAAACAAGTGGTATTCGTTTGGGCACTGCGGCAGAAGTTACACGGGGTAGAGATATGAAATGGTTTTCAAATCTAGGGCATACAATAGCAGAGATATTGGATAAATAATGGTAGATTCAAGAGCAAAAGGAGCACGAGGAGAATACTTAGTAAGAGACATGCTAAGAACGCACACAGGCCTAAAGTTTGAAAGAGTTCCCGCATCAGGAGCACTAGAGTATCTAAAAGGCGATTTATATGTACCGAACTGTAGAAACCATTTTTGTATAGAAGTAAAAAACTATAAAGAGTCTCCTTTAACTGATAAGATATTTACACAGCCAAGAACAAATAATATTATTCTATGGTGGAAAAAGTTAGAGATACAAGCCAAGGGAGGCAATCAAGAGCCTTTACTATTTTTTAAGTATGATAGATCCAAAGTATTTGTATGCACAAAAGAACCGCCAGAGAAAACAGAAGAATATATTTTTATTAATTTTTTGAATTGTTTTGCATTACTAGCAGAAGAATGGCTAAAAAAAGAAGAGGTACATTTTACAAATGAGTTTTAGTTTTAATGAAATAACAGAAACCAAACATAGAACACTAATAGTGGATGCTCTAAATTTAGCATTTAGATGGAAGCACCAAGGCCGAACAGACTTTCGTCATGAGTATGTCGAAACAGTAAAGTCTTTTGCAAAGTCTTATAAGTGTTCAAAAATTATCATTACAGCAGATGAAGGATCTTCTGAATACAGAAAAAGAATACTTCCTACTTACAAAGCAAGTCGTAAAGAAAAGTACTCACAACAAACTGAAGAAGAGGCTTTGGCATTTAAAGAGTTCTTTTTAGAGTATGAAAGAACATTGAGTTTACTCGAAGAAAACTACACCCTACTAAGAGCACCGGGTGTAGAAGCAGATGACCTGGCCGCATTTGTTGTAAAACATAAAGAGACGTATGATACAGGAGATATTGTACTAATTTCTAGTGATAGAGACTGGGATTTACTAATACAGGAAGGTGTGATGAGATTTTCTTATGTTACACGAAAAGAAGTAACAGTAGACAACTGGAGAGAACACTACGATGTGGAAAGAGAGCAGTATGCTTGCTACAAATGTTTAACTGGAGATAAAGGCGATGATGTACCAGGATTTCCTGGAATCGGACCAAAAAGAGCATCAGACTTACTAAGCCAGTATGGCAGTGCGTACAATATATTTGACTCTGTACCAATAGAAGGTAAGTACAAATATATACAAGAAATTAACAAAAATCCTGATCTCATACTAAGAAACTATGAGCTTATGGATTTAATAACCCATTGCGAAGATGCAATAAGCGTCTATAATATAGGCGAAATCAAAAGGAGACTCCAGTAAATGGATCAGTATCAACAATTTATACACAAAAGCAGGTATGCACGATGGTTACCAGAACAAAGTCGAAGAGAAACATGGAAGGAAACAGTACAACGTTATGTAGATTTTTTTATAGAACGAGAGCAATTAACAGAAGGTTCCCAGGAGACACAAGAAATATACAACGCTATTTACAACCTCGAAGTTATGCCGTCAATGCGGTGCATGATGACAGCTGGGGAAGCCTTAAAGCGAGACAACGTAGCAGGGTTTAATTGTAGTTATTTACATATTGACCATCCTCGCGCTTTTGATGAACTAATGTATGTTTTAATGTGTGGAACAGGCGTGGGCTTTAGTGTTGAAAGAAACTTTATAAACCAACTTCCTGCAATAGCAGAAACAATGCATAATACCGATACCACTATTGTTGTAGCGGATTCTAAAATGGGTTGGGCAAGTGCTTTTCGTGAGTTGATAAGTCTTCTTTATGCAGGAAAAATACCAAAGTGGGACATGAGAAAAGTTCGTCCCGCAGGAGCACGTTTAAAAACTTTTGGTGGAAGAGCCAGTGGGCCAGAGCCTTTAGATGATTTATTTAAGTTTACAGTTAATATATTTCGTAAAGCCGCAGGACGTAAGTTAACAAGTCTTGAGTGTCACGATGTAGTTTGTAAAGTTGCAGACATTGTAGTAGTGGGCGGAGTGCGTCGTTCTGCTTTAATTAGCTTGTCTAACCTATCAGACCAGCGCATGGCTAGAGCTAAAGCAGGTGCTTGGTGGGAGAATGAAGGGCAACGAAGACTGGCGAATAACTCTGTAGCTTATACAGAAAAGCCAGATTTTGAAGCGTTTCTATCAGAAATGCAAACTATGTATGAAAGCAAAGCGGGAGAGCGAGGCATATTTAGTCGTGTAGCCGCACAAAAAATGGCAGCAAGAAATGGTCGTCGAGATGTAGACCACGACTTTGGAACGAATCCTTGCAGTGAAATTATACTACGAAGCAATCAATTCTGTAATTTATCAGAAGTTGTTGTGAGAGAAGACGATGACTTAGATTCTTTAAAGCGCAAAGTAAAAATTGCTACAATCATTGGAACACTACAAGCAACGCTTACTGACTTTAGGTACCTGCGGGTGCGCTGGAAGCGTAACACCGAAGAAGAATGTTTGCTTGGAGTAAGTCTGACAGGAATTATGGACCACTACCTGTTGAGTAAAGCTTCACCAGATTTAGAAAAATGGCTTACGGAGATGAGAGATGTTAGTGTGGATACAAATAAAGAATGGGCTGAAAAGCTTGGTATTAATCAGTCTGTCTCTATTACTTGCGTTAAGCCTAGCGGTACTGTGTCTCAGTTGGTTGATAGTGCTAGTGGCATTCACCCCCGTTTTTCTAGCCAGTATATTCGTAGGGTACGTAGCGACAAAAAAGACCCACTTGCGCTCTATATGGCAGAGGTAGGATTCCCAGTAGAAAATGATGTAATGAGTGACTCATCTGTCGTATTTAGTTTTCCTGTAAAAGCACCAAAGACAAGTGTTACAGTAAACGAAGTAGGAGCAATGCAACAACTTGAACTATGGAAAGCATATCAATATTTCTGGTGTGAGCACAAGCCAAGTATTACAATCTACTATACTGATGATGAGTTCTTAGATGTAGCACAATGGATTTGGAAAAACTTTGATATGTGTTCAGGAGTTTCACTGTTGCCATATAGCGATCATGTATACCAGCAAGCACCATATGAAGATATTAATGAAGAAAAGTATGAAGAATTAGTAGCAGCTATGCCGAAAGATATAGACTGGGCTGATCTAGGAAACTTTGAAACCGAAGACAATACAATTGGCTCTCAAGAACTAGCGTGTGTAGGTGGAGCCTGCGAAATTTAGGAGAAAAAAATGAGCGAAGAATTAAAGACAATAGCAATTGATGGAGTAGATTATGCTGTTGAAGATTTAAGTGATATGGCAAAGTACTGTATTAGCCAGATGCAGGAAGTAACAAAAGAAATGGATTCAACAAAAAGACTAGTTGATAGACTACAAATGTCTTTTAATGGTTTTTCTGATAATCTAAAGAAAGAACTGGCCGATACACCTGTAGAGGTGCCAAGTGAGTAGTTACGATGATGCTGAAGAATTAGCAAGGTTGCATACAGAAGAATATGAAGGTGGAAAACCTATACCTTCAAATGACGCAGGTGGGCTGACAGAAGTGGCAATGGACTATCTACAGCAAATAAAAGAACTCCAAGAACAGTTAGATGAACAAATTCGAGGAGTTCAAAGGCTTGAAATGGCAATACTAGGATATAGCAGTGCGTTACAAGAAGAAATGAGTGGAAAGGGGCATTAGCCCCTTTTTATTTGCCTAAAATATATGCATCATACCAATTGTTTGACATGGTTGTTACTTCTGCGTCTGTCATGGCTGTTCTATCTTCTGAAAGTATTGCATCGCCCCTCTCAAAAGGTCTTGCAGCATGAATTGCTAACATTCGAGTATTTAGCTCTTCTTTTGTAAGAGTTGTAATATTATCAGGAACCCAATACTGTCGATCTGCTTCTGCTGGTATCCAACCTACCATTGTGTTATCTGCCGGATTGTGCCAGTTTCCACCATCTTGAATCCACGGCGGGGTCACCATGTGTCCTTGATTGTTGATTACATGAAGTTTATATTCTACTACTGCCATTACTCTTCTCCTAGTTTATCGTAACAGAGCGCTTTGTCTGTTGACTCCTTGAAACCCATCAAGTCCATACGTTTGTTTTGCACTTGGGCTACGTTTAATAATTCATTGCACATATAGTTTACAAAATCATCAAGTAAGTTTGTACTCCAGTCAGGAGTCTGTATTTCTTGTTCTACAAAAGCCCTCATCTCTAACTGTACTCTACTTGGATTTGCTCCAATTTGTTCGAGATATTCCTGTTCACCTTTTGAAATGCTTCCGTACTGGCGCACGTCTCGAATAGATTGAACAAGGCTTCGTTTAAGATGACTTTCTGCTTCTGATTTTTCGAACTCTTCTTCCGTCAGACTTTCAACCTGCTTCTGCATATTTTCGTAAATCTCGCCAAGCGCAATTACATCCTTCATTGCGCCTTCTATATAGGTCATACCTTCTGCCATACCTTCTTTTAGTTGTGCGAGTTTTACTTTTGTTTCGACTTCTGCCCAGTAATCAAGTTCTTTTCCTAGTTTTTCTTCGAGTTTCTTGATTTTAATTTCGTTTTTGACTTGTCGCCACTTTGCATCGTTGAGTGCCTGTCGTTTGCTTTGCAATTCTGCTGCAACTTGACGCATATTCTTCCAAGGTGCATGATAAGTCATATT